CGTTGAGGTTGAAGTAACCGTCAATGTGATCGCCGATACCGTTCAGGTTGCCGGTCATCTTCAGTTCGCCACCTGGGTCACCGCTGATTTCGGTCACTTCAACCGAACACTTGAATTTACGCGCGGCAACAGGCGTGGTTTTCGGCAACCCAGTGGCAGCGTCGATGATGTTATCCGTGCGGATATACTCAACCTCGGCGTCCGTGCCTACTTTGCGGTTTCGCGCGATGCCGTAAATCTTGTTAATTGCGTCTTCACTGTCAATGTACTCGGCGTCAAAGGGAAATACGTTTTTGTAACCCAGCGTGTAGGTTGTTTTTGACTTATCGTTGATATAAGCCGTTTCCTTTGTTTCGGGGTTCAGCTGTTCATCCAGCTTTGTGAAGCCAGTGCCCATCAACTTCCAGGCAGGCGTTGAAGATGTGCCGCAATTCAGATAATCGGCAATCATGTATCTTAAAACTTGTGCCATGTTTTAACCTCTCTTTTCTAGATATGTAATGCGAACCGTGAACATGTACTTTGCACCAGTCTCATCTTGACCGGCAACAAAAGGCATGTTATGCAGGTTCTTAATTGATTGAATTTCGCAATTTGCGGGAAATGCCGGAAAATTGCGTTGTTTTGCTTGTTCGTCCACCCAGCGCATCACCGCCTCAGTATCAAACAAAATTTCAGCGTTTTCTGCACTGTTTGGCGTTTCTGTGTTCGCGGGCTTGAACTGAATAATCGCGAAGTCATATTCTCGGACGGTCGCTCCGCCAAGATAGGTTTTGATGATGCTCTCGGCGGCTTGCGTTCCAACGATTGTGTTATCGTTTTGCGCAACGCCAAAGTTAAAGAACAAATCCTTGATAGCAGGACATGAGTAAAGCCAGTCCCAGACTGCTTGATGCTTGTTATCCGTCATTTCAAACCTCGCTGTTTGATATAAGCACGCAACGATCGTAGCAACTCGCCAAATTTACTCGGACGTGCTGCCTTATCCCATTCACGCGTCGCCAGTGGATGTTTATCTTTCTTGAAATTCGCGTTCATCTTGTAAACTGCTGCCGCGTATTCCTGCTCGTAGATAATCTTTTTCGGCTCAATAGTGGTGTTAGACGCCAACGCGCCTGTATCAAACGGCACGAATGGATAGATAAGTCGGTTCCACTCACTTGCCGCGAAAGTCCAGAACGTGTCATTGTCGATTTTGCGAATAGCACGCGGGATATTGATGTCTGCTCTAATTCGTTTCACTCTGAACATTTCAATCCTCACTCACAAACAGGTGCGCTGTGTTGGGTAAATCGCGGTTATCCACCAGGACGTTCACTACAAAGCATGAACCAGCGTATTTATTGCGCAAAGCCGTTCCGCTGTCATTCTGCTGCAACGTATCATTAACATGCCCCTTGACCACGATATCACCCTTGCCAATTGCAAACCCATCTGGCATTGATTTACTCAGTATGCGCGCGATAAAACCATTTCGCGGGACAATCTCAGTACCGCTAATGACCTGTCTTGCGCGATGTCCGAAAAAACAACCGTCCAGATAAAAGCGCGTCCAGTTCGTAATGGTTTTGCCGTTAGCGTCCTTTGATGCCACGCGATGATAGACTGTCAGTTGTTTATTCCAAACCAATGACCGAAAAAGACTCATTCCTACGCCCATCTACTCAGTAAAGACACACCCGCTGCGTTCTTTTCGCCTTCCAGGTACGTGCCTATCAATTCACGCGCCTTGCTTTCTACCGCGTCAGGCGTTAGTACCGCTCCAGCCGCGTAACTGATAGAGTAGCCGTCGTTACTTTCGGACTGCACCTGTGGCGCGTCGGCTTTCTCATAAAGCCTGATAAGTTCGTAAGTGAGACGTTTTACCGCCTCACTTACTTCGTTATCATTTTTTAGACGTCCGAATGTATGACGATCTATCGCCTTGCGCGCCATAAACTCATGACGCAGGAACGCGGTTTCGTCCAGCATGCCGTCGTAAGATTTGTACTCGGCGAATGTCAAATAAGCCATCGTTATGACTTAATCATGGTAGCAGTTACGACAATGTACGCCACGGCTTTAGCCTTAGACGATACAAAGTCAACCACTTCGATAATGTCACCAACACTCGGCTTTGGATTGGTCGATACCGCGGTAAATCCAGTATCAGCCTGGTCATAGACCACGCGCGTTGTTGGATTAACGCGATATTTCGCGGTACCACTGTTGCCGGTAACCGTGAGAGCGGTCTCACCAGCACCAGTGCCAGCAGCAGCAGTGACAGTCAGTGAGCCAGGTGAGAAAACCACCTGAACCGCACTCGCACGGGTCACTTTGTGTTCATAGACCATGCGACCCTGAACAGCGGACGCGCCAATGTAAGTGTTGGTAAGGTCTTTTACTGCAACAGGAACGCTCCATTCATTCACGCGGGTTGCCCAACCTGGGTGTCCACAAACAAAAGCCAAGCCAGGGGTTTCATCGTTCCACTCGTATACGTTAAAGCCAGCGATACGACCAACCGCACCACTTTGCACGACTTCATCGCCTAAGTTGGATGCGTCTGTAAATTTTGGTGATTCCAAAAGCAACGCATATATATCAGGTGTTACTAACGCATAACGTTTCGTGCGTGGGATTTTCGCCTTTGACATCTTAGTGCGGATACTTACGAACTTGGAATAGATATTGTCTTTATCAAGTTGCCCCACATTGTTTGTGGTACCGGCAGTTACAAGTTCAGTTCCACCATCATCGTCAAGCTGTTGCGCAAGTGAATAACCTGCGCTGTCAAGGCGGTCTGCTACCAAATTGTCAGGTACTGCAGCGGCTTCATAGCCATCAATCAGCTCATTGACCGCCTTATCCTTGCTGATTAAAATATCAAGATAAGTAGTTGATCCTTGCGAGATTGCTTTACCGGTCGCCACATCATAATCACCAACACTGGTTTCGCTGTCACGTACAGGAATTCTGACTTTTCCGGCGACTGGGTCGCCTTCGTAATCATTGTTAAATACAATGCCATCCTGAAGGACAAGCTCTTTTCTTAATTTCGCTAATACCAATTTGGAATAGCGATCTTGTAATGCATGGGTTTTAGCCATAATTTCACCTCATAGTTGTTAGTTAATCGTCCACCTTCAACCCTGGGTTTTTCTTCAAAAATGCCTTTTCGACACCTGACATCGTGTCCGGAGCGGAAGGTGAGTGTTTCGTGCCCTGCACCGTTACGGTTTCGGGATCTGTAAATTTCTTGTTCTCATCCAGTGCCAGAAATGCTTTCAGGTTCGCATCGAAGTCGTTGTTTTCGTCCATGCGAGAGACCTTGAACATGACATAGTCAGCGTCTTCAGCTCTCACACCCGCTTTCAATACGGCGAGTTCCATTTGCAACTCAGTATTGTGCTTTTTCTGCTCTTGATACAACCTCTCGCGCTCAGCGACCTTTTCGGCTTCCGTCTGTTGAGATGATTTCCATTCCTTATAAGCTTTTAGTTCGTCATCGTTCGGCATTTTCGCGCGTTCACGTGCAATGCGCTTGCTTACGATTTCGTCTAATTCCGCTTGCGTGAATGTCTTTTCCGCCCCTTTTGGCGTTTGTTCCTCAGTAGCCTGAGTGTTTTCCTGATTTTCATCAGTGCTTTTGACTTCTTCAGTCATGATTTACTCCGTTTCTGCCCGTCGGCATCTATCATTTTTTAGGGAATTTTCGGCGGTAAACTCTGAATTCCCTATTTAATTGTTGCTTAGATTATACCACATTTTTCACGCGGCAAACTAATTTATTCCTGCACTCACGGGTCTGAACCCACTAACACGCATTCGGTCTGCACGAACCGGCAACCCAAATCTCTTACTGAGTTCCATGTACTTATCACGCAAAACATTTATCCGCGCCTGCTCACGTCGCCTTGTTATGTCATCGCCAGCCGCCGCTGCCAATATAGCACGGTCTTTCGCCTGTCTTATTGCCGTTTCTATTCGCCGTTGCAATTGCGTCGCTTCGTATGTCGTGTATTCGCGCCCTTCAAACTCAACCGTTCGTGTTGACATCTCGTAAAGACGTGCCAGCTCACTTGCAGTATGTGCGGGTCTTGATATGCCCATCAATATCGGGAACGCAATATGGCGACAATTCCAGTAGCCAATCGGACGCTCCAAGTCGCTTTGCAGCCGCTTGAATTGTCTGTTAGAAAACTGCTTGCCTTGATATGGCAAGTGGTCATCCGCACAACCGCCATGAGCGGAAAGCTCCACCCCGTCCGCTCCGAACGCCGCGCCGACCCTGTTATGATTCGCCTGCCAAATATCACGCACGCCATCCAGAATAGACCGTCTCAAAAAGCTATCCAGCCGCTGTGACCAGCCAGATGCGTAATCAACAATCCGCACGCCACTATCCGCAAACTGTCTCTGTGCCTGCCTGAATGCGGGTTCAAAACCGCCACCTGTTGCCATGTCTGTAATCGCTCTGTCTACTATGTCCATGTAAGCCTCGCGAAAGCCTCGGTAAATAACACGTCCATCAAGCCCAACCGACCGGACACCAATTGCGGACGTGTTAGCCAGGTTAGTAAACGCGCCACCAGTTATTTGCTGAACACTCGCAAGCATATTTTCAATGAGCGCGGCTTTCTGTTGCGGTAGTAATTCCAATCCATGATGCTCAAAAAAGGCAATCGCCTGACTTCCTGCCAGTTCACCAGCCTGAGACACAATCATCTCGCCATCGGCGACCGCTTTACTCAGTATATGATCAAGGCTTTGCAAAAGTTTATTGGCTTCCGCTTCAGACTCGAACCTAAGCCCTAATTCAGTGTTTTTTTTCGAGTTCCTGATTTTAGCAATGCGCTTGCCCAACACTTCTAAAATACGGCTGTTTTCGCGCGCTAACCTGTTCGCCGCTTGTTCCGCTGCGGCATCAAAAGCATGGATGTCAGTCATTAAATGTCATCTCGCTGCTCAATAAGCTGCCTTATTGTCGGATATTGCTCTCTCATTTTCCTTATCGCTTCAATCGCGTCCGCTTCACTTTCGCCGTAAAAACGTACCCGATATTCAACAGGCGACCGCAGTCCTTGCGCTATTTCTTCTTGCCACATTCGACGCTCTGTGTATTCGTCTGTCAAATAGCCATCGTCTGGCAGCACTGTTACCATCGCGTCAGCCTTTACTCCTGGAACTTGCAGGACAAATTCGCCGACCCAAAGGATAGCCTCAACAATCTGAACCAGTGCCTCAGTAACGCTTATCATCTCTTTGGCGGCGTTTTTGATTAGCGTCTGTTTTGAACCGATAAACTCAGTAGCAGTCTGGATATCGCCACTTTTATCCAAGCGATAAAAACCTTCGCCAAGCCCGATTTTGAATGCGAATAAGTCCAGCATCTTTTGAAGCCCCAACACATTCTCATCAACACGGATTTTCGGGTTGTATTCCTCAATGAATTTGCCTTCCGCTATACTGTCGCCTGTATTCAAGAACAGGTTTGCTCCTGCCATTTGTGGCGCGACCATCCGACCGTCCACACCTTCGGCGAACATGGACGAATTCATGAACACCATTTTTCTACCAAGTAGTTGAAAATCCAAAATGAAGTTATCGAAAGCAGCGTCAAGCCCTTTCATGACATCTTCAGACCCGTCAATTATGGACACGCCAAACGGACTGTCAGGGTCATAACGGTTGTAACCAGACTTGCGCACGATGCTGAACCACGGTTTTGGTGACTGTGTGCGAATAGCGACCGGCGCGCCAACAACTTTGCCACTGTCACCGATATAAAACTTTGTAATCGTGTATTGCCCACCTTCAAGCGTGTGCATTGTGACTTCGGTCATCTTTTCGCCATCAATGACTTTATTGCTCGCGAACGCCACTTCCTTCAAAATGCCGTTACGGTGAGAAATCGGGAATATCTGGTCAGCAGATAAAAAGTTGATACCAACGCTATCCCCCTTCAGCAACTTCGCACTATCATCCGCTGCGACTTGCATGTTATCAACATAGACTTCAAACGCGCCTGTTCCAGACCACCGAGAAGTGACAATCAACTCATTGGCGTTGCGCCTGAATGCGTTATCATCCAACACACCGCCTAATCCATTTTCGCCAAGCAGCCATTTCTCACTTGCCTTATCATCAAGCTCAATACGTGTGCCTTCGTTCAACAACAATGACGCCCAATCCTCAGATCCGCGCTTTAGCATGTCTGTTTTGTAGCGCCTGATTTTTGTGTAGGTTTTGTTCACCAGGTCCGTCATCGCCTGATACTCATGAAAACCTTTCACGTCCCCATCAAGCCACGCGCGCCACTCGGCGATTTTTTCATAAATCGGCGACTCGTGAATGTCGCGCTTCGTAATTTCTTTTATTGCATTAATAACATGTCTAACGTTCATAACTATCTCACTCCAATTTCATCAATGAACGGTTGCCAACTGTATTCCCACGCGTCCGCAATGTCCGCAATATCAGGGTTATTATCAAGGCGTACGTCACCCGTTTTCTTTTCATCCCACACCTGGTTGCTAAGACTGTGAACCAGCATGGGGCAACGTTTATGAATTTTCATAATTCCTAAATTAAGCATTTTGTCTTGCGCATAAATACGCGTATTGATTTCTTCTTTTCTGGCAGTGACCGCGACCAACGGCAGCCGCTCTTTTTGCAGCCGTTTATTGATTCCGTTCGTTATTGTTTCAGGATGATCACAGAAAGCATACGTCAATCGCACCCCTGGATAAAGTCGCATAACATCACGAACAAAATCTACAAAAGCATTTTCAATCGCTACTGGGTCAATTCCTTTGCTGTCAAGCTTTCGCTCTGCAAGGGCGTAAATGCTGCTTGCGTTCCTGTTGAACCCAGTTGCCACAAAAACTGTATGCGATTTATTTTCGCCATAGTCCACGCCAAATGTTATGAATCGTAGAGAGCGCATTTCTGACTCAGTAAGCTCATCAATGAGCCAGTTAGATGGGTTATCCGCAAACTGCCGGAAAATCACCCCTTCAGCGCGCACCCACAGGCCGAGAATGTAACGTTGGAAGAAGACGCCGGTGAACATCTGCTCCGCTCGTTTGATCTTTTCCGGCGTCATGATCGGGTTGTCTTCCATCAGAAAATGGAGACGTTTTATCCCGGGTTGATTACCCAAAAT